CACAAACTTCAATTAAGTTATGGGTACCATTAATATTATTCTCTAAGTACAGACGTGGATGATCTAGTGAGTGACGTACACCAGCATAAGCACCCAAGTGCATTACAACATCAGGTGCAAAGGTACTAATTGCAAACTCAACATCAATAAGATTCACCAAGTCACCCTTGATAACCTCAATGCCTTTTGCTTGCAGATTGGCAGCACGAGCATATTTGAGTTCAACATCATAATAGTCATTGTAATTATCAAAGCCACAAACAGTATGACCTTCTGCTTGTAGTTTAAGTGCAAGATGATACGCAATAAAACCAGCGCCACCTGTGATTAGAATTTTTGCCATTTATTTTTACCTTTCGATTGTTCGTACTGTTACGCCTGCTTCGTCAAACATGCTTTTAGAGAAATTCCATGAATCTTCCCATTTTTTAGGAATACCCTGTGTTTCGGTAATAATTTCTTTAATACCGACTTGGATAATACCTTTCGCACACTCAGAGCATGGAGGTAGACCATAGACATAAAGTGATGCACCATCAAGTGAAACACCATTATATGTAGCGTTATAGATTACATTCATCTCTGCATGAACCACGTACATATATTTAGTAGGTTTATCATTATACCTTTCGGCATAATCAAAAATACCTCTGGGAAATCCATTATAACCTTGAGCCAAAACATTGCGTTTTGGTCCAACGGCAACTGCACCAACTTTTGTTGATGGGTCTTTAGACCAAGATGCTACTTCTTTGGCAAGACGTAAGAATACTTGGTCCCAACTATCACGTTGTGACTCAACCAATGGTCCTTGATGGTTTCCAATTATCCCAAGCTGTGTTTGTTTCATCATAATTTAGTGGTTTATTTCGATCCGTATCATAGTAACATGGGTGGTGTTCATATGAATCGGTATTTACTGGTTTCAATTTCTCAAAATGAGACGGATTAGAATTGGACCAATTTACATGGGCCTTATTCCACTCATCAGGGGTTGCATCATTAAGTCGTCTTTTAGGTTCAGACATAACTTTTATCCTTGTGTGTGTTAATACACATTATATATGGATTATGCGATCTTGTAAACAACACCTTGAACTTTTTCACGATCATCCAATTCATAACCAGCACGTACCTCATTGTTTGCCTCAACAACGGCACGTAGAACACTCAGGCGATCGCTGTAGTCGATAAACGCCTTGGTATCCTTGGGGAAACACGCACCACCAAAACCACGGCGACCATCGTGACCAGGCACTCGAGTATGACTTGAACCGATACGAGGATCTTGAGCAACGGTGTTAATAACCGTCTGATAATCAAAGTTGTTATCCTGACAGACTTCCCAGATTTGATTAAAGAATCCAACCTTGGTCGAGAGATAAGAATTAATGGTATATTTTACCATCGATGCTTCTTCAGGGCGCATATAGAATGCTGGAGCAGTTGCACAAAGACTATATTGGTCATAATATGAATGCAAAGTCTTACAAGTATTTAATTCACCACCAAATACGTGCATGGGTGGATTAACAAAATCCTCACTCGCATTTTTCTCTGTCAGAAACTCTGGATTATAAACCAAATTAGGATGAGCAAGTTCAGTTAGAATACTTGGCACAACTGTGGACTTGATTGCCACGATTGCTTTATCCATAATACCATTTGACTTTAAATCAGCAATAACACTACGCAGGATAGAAAAATCACCAAAGGGTGTGGGGACTGCAATAAAGACCAAGTCGATATCTTTTTCAATATCAGCAACGCTGGTGCCATTTTTTGGATCAATGATTTGTTTTGTAGCACTGCGTTTAGAAAAACCATAATCCACTGCTTGACCGACAAAACCGTGACCAACAATTGCAATTTTTAGAGACATATAAACTCCTTAAGTAAAATAGTATATAGTAAAATTAGGAAGTCAAGTCGGCAAGAATTTGCAACAATTGATCCATTGATGATACTTTAAATTGATATGATTCACGTGAACCTACTGATTCAATATCATCCTCATCGATACCACAGGATGTGAGAAAACCAATGATTTTTTGAGATGTTTCTTCTCTATTTTTCTTCTGCCAATTGTACATTTTACACACTGTGGGATTGCCATTATTATCTGCGTAAAACTGTAACTGAATACTATCCACAGTCTGTGACCATAATTCCACACCATCTTTTTTAATGGTAAAAGCATTTACACGCCCACGGATTTTGGTATCATAATTATCACGATACCATTCAGGGAATTCTGCAAATGCATCAAACTGTGAATCAACAAAAGTACCATAAAGTTCAGAAAACTTTGCCATAATAAAACACTCCTCATAGTGACCAGAAACAGAATTATCCTTAGGTTGCTCAAATGCAATTAGGTATGATTCCAAAAGAAATGATTGCCAATCTTGTTTGTTTTCAAACCGTTCAAGATTTCGGGCGATAATATAGAGATTATCAACATCATAACCTTTGGTTTTTACATGCTGAATGCTACGGTTGCCATTACCCTTACCGATATAGTCCCAGGTATTGGATTTTTTCTTGCGATAACCGTAAACATATTGACCCAGTGATTCAAAGAATGCACCGGAACCTAATTCACTCATAGCAGTTCCAAAAGATTTCATATGGTTATTATACCACGAAACGAGACAAAAGTAAATATATCAAAAGTATTACATTGATTTGTATACAAACTCTAGTGCCCTGTCTGCTTCTTTTTCCAGGGGCCGAGTAGCATACCAGTTGCCAGTCTCTGCATCAAATTGCCTACACATCTGTGTAATCTCTTGCACAGTAATGGGGTATTCATTTTTAATAGCATTACCGGCAACGGCAACCATGATCTGATACATCTTATGGTACCAACCAGTATTATTAATGACCTGATATTCTGATGCCAGTTTCTTAGGCCAGAATGGACAATCACGGTAACCACTCCAATGAACGTTGACATTCTCTAGTTGAGATTTTCTGTGTTCAATAATTTGCTGTTGCCATTCTTCTGGTAATCGGTCAAAGAAATTATTTGAGTTGGTTCGTTGGTCATTATATTTCCATTTGGCACAAAGTGCATCAGGATCAATATAATCACCAACATTAGTAAAGATAAAGTTGTTAGCGCCAGCATACGTCGCAGGGATGTAATACATTCTGCTAAGGTCTTTAGTCTGTTTATCGCCAATGGACTGGAGTTCACTGTTGAGTGCGAACCAGAAGTGACGAATTCGGTCAGACGTAACTGATCCTGTAAGCGGAAAGATAAGTCTGAACTTTGGCCTATCAAGCGTACTGCTAGCAGTACTATAACAAATATAGTACCAATTACCAAACCGATTGCGAAGCTCATTTTCTAAATTACCTTTAAACTCGTGATCATCGACATCAACCGCTGCCCAACCACCCCATTCAATTACGTTCTTATTAGCACGTGTGGTACCTTCAATGAAAGTAGCAGGTGAAATAAGGAATGCTTTTTTCTTTGTCTCACACTCTTTCGTGGAGAGTGCGTACAAAGCCTTTTCAAAATCCGGGAAGGATTTAAAATCGAGTCTCTTATCTGTTTTATTATCAAAGAGACTTTTGAATGAGGTGAGTGAAATCATAATATAGTATTATATCACAATTCTTTATTCTTCGTCCATCCAACGAAGTAAAGAGTTGCGATTTCGATCCAATGCTGGATACCAAACTGCCTTGGTCTTTGTAGTAATACTTGGTTGATCCATAATCTCTGCAAACTTTTTCAAGTCATCTTCATTACGGATACGAACCGTGATCTTTGCATATGCCTCTGCATCTTCTTGAACAAACTCTGGCATGCCATCCCAATCATAAGGTGTACGTGTATCCTCTTCGCCAGCAAGGATAAACAAATTATTAGATGCTGTATCTACATTTAATTTATTAGTCGCCATATTCTTCTCCATCAGGTGTATCTAATTCAGGTGAAATTGCCTTGAGTACCATACCATATTCATTGGTACCTTTAGGAATATTTAGACCTGGTTTCTTAATTGGTTTCTGAGTGAATACACTGTAATTCACATCGTGGTGCCAACGACCCCATTTAAATGCAAGTTTCACATGCTCGGGATGTTGTTCAATAAGTGATTCAACAAACGATTTACGGTTGTCAAAGTTTTCACCACTACGTTTGGTCCGGTCACCAGTCTGTCCAACATTATAGACTTCCTCAGTATTACCACCTTTCATTGTCATGGTTGCTGCCTTACCAACAAGGAAACAATTAAACAACATAGTGCAGTCGCCGTCTTTAAGCACACGCAAACTCAAGTCCGTATCCTCATTGTACTTACCACGCCAGCGATGCTTGACTGAGTTGTCAATAAGGATACAAGAGTAAATACGAGTGTTAGTATAGTATGGTGGTTTACGCACTGATGCCGGAGCAAAGAATGCATAGTTCATACCAGACAATTTTACATTTTCGTATCGGTCAGTAAAGTCCTCACAGATACGGAATGCAGCGCCACTGGTCATACGAGTCTTGAGGTTACGATTCATACGGTAGACATGCCGCATGTTATCATCCAATACCCAATGTTTCTTATGACCTTCTTCGATTGAATGTTCCCACACGAAGTTACGAACTGGAATGGAACCACCTAAGAGTCCGGTTTTTTCATCCTTATAAGCATATTTTGGATCCTCACGGAAACCATTTGGCAGAACAAGGATCTTTTCCTTAGGTACGTGTTCGGCATACTTATCATATTCAGCATCTTCAATGACGATGCGATACGGTACGCCGATGTCTTCCATCGTACGTTGTGTCATACGAGATTCCCACCGACCTTTGGAAATAATATAAATTGGGTATTTTGGATTATGCATAGACTATATTATAACACAACTTAGGCAATTTGTAAAACACTTTTTAAGTCAGGCACTGAATAACCAGGACCTTTCATAACTTTACCATCTTCACGGTAGATGGGTTTACCATCCTCACCAAGTTTACTCATATTGGATCTCTGTACTTCTTTAAAACAAGCATCAATGGAAATACCAAATGAATGTGCTGCGCCATAGGTAACGTAGAGAATATCTGTAAGGGCATCTGCCACCTCTACAATATCATTGGCGTTACATGCATCCACCAATTCTTGTAACTCTTCTTGGATAAGTTCAATGCGCAATTTTACGGTATCGGCATCTGGAAACTCTGGTTTGGATTTTACTTCCTGACCAAAGGTTGTCATAAATGTTTTCACATCAGTAGCATTTGTCATGCAAAAAAGTCCTCTAAAGTTGATTGTTCCTCTACCGACCATCCTACTGCTTCTAGGATAAATCGTAATGGTTCAATAAATGTTTTTTCAAATTGTGTATCGTAATCAATGAATCTGTGCAGACCAAGTTCTTTTGGCAACTCATCCGGGAATGAAATAATATTCTGCTTAATAGTATTCGGCATTTTTAAATATGCAAATTTTACTTTTGAGCCATTCTGGATAAGTTCGTACCGGTCATTAAGTCTGCTTTCCTTAACATAGTGATTATATAGTAGACTTCCACGTACATGGATGGGGGTACCTTTCTTGAAGATAGTTTTTCTGTCGGACCAGTCGGTAATATTACTCACCCCGCGAGGGAATGCAACTTGTTCTGGCGGCAGTTGTTTAAAATCAGTTTTAAATTTACCAATAAAGTCACGTGTTGCCAATTCATCACCACTGATAATAATTTTAAACACTTCCTTGAACTTGGCTCGGACCACTTCTGGTGTAGAGGACTTGATAGCCTCAATGCCCATGATCTTGAGTTTAGGTTCAGCATACTGCACACCCTCACTATTATGCACATTAAGTATATAGCGTTTCTTGGCAGTCCAGATTCCACGGTCAGCAATCACTTCGCGTTTCATTACCATCCGGTTCTTGTGACCATTCATGTTCTCGAAGAGCTTTTGATAGGCATCTGCAAGGACAGGTTCAAAATGTTCACGGCAAACCTTATCAAGGAATGCTACTTTTTTATCCACACCATCATTCGGTTTCCAAACCATAGTGTCAATCAATGGGCCAAAGTCAACGTATAATGAATCAGTATCAATTGCAATGACATAGTCTTTGTCTTTGGTCTTGAGTACCTTATTCATTGAGGTATTCATTGCTTTTTCGGCCCATTGAATAGCCAACTGACCTGTTAGGGTAACACCTTCAGCAAGTCGGATATCAAAGTATCGGAAATAAGCATTACCGAGAGCACCATAAAGTGAGTTGAGTAGAATTTTAAGAGCCATCTGAGTATTCTCGAGTCGGTTGATTTCCTTCTCAAGTTCATAGGTCTTATTTTTCTCATACGCTTGTTGTGCAGCAAGCATGGCCTTCTTTGTTGCCGACCGTTCATCATAGTAATCTACAATGATACCAGGCACAACACCATCAATATCCTTACGGTATGTGGAACCATTCGCTGCGGCGGCATATTCCTCAACATCCGCCTTGTTGCCATCCAAGTAATATTCAACACCAGACTTAACAAACTTATCAGTCACTGTCTCGGGTGACATATTGTTCTGTACAATGATGTTTGGATACAGTGAGTTCAAGTCAAAAGAGACAACCCAATCATGAAGTCCGACTTTGGGATCCTTGACGTATCCACCAGCAAAAGCAGTCTTATGATGGTTACCATCGCCGAGTGATGGCATAACATTTTGTGACTTGAGCTTACGGTAGATAATTGATTCCCAGATCGCGGTAACACCAAATGTATCCTGATAGTTCACACCACCCTTATACGCCATGGTCATGGCAAGAGTAATCAGACCCATCTTATCCTCAAGTCGATCTACAAGTTCCACGTCCTTCATGTTGTAGTCAATGTACTTTTGATAATCGTCTTTGTAGAGATTTTTCAGTGAACCTGATTCATCAAACGAAAGTTTAGTATCACCAAGCACAACATATGCGATGTGATTCAACTTGTAGGATTCTTGGTTACCATATGAATAACCAAACTTCTGGAAGAGCTCTAAGTAATCCAGAGTCTGAATACCCTCGATGTTATAGGTATCATCAACCTTATTCATTCGAGTCACTTGGCGATAGTTTAACATACCCCATGGAGAGAATTTCTTGGCCCAATCCTCACCAAGAATCTTAGTCACTCGGTTGACCAGATATGGCATATCAAAGAATCGGACGTTCCAACCAGTAATCACATCTGGTGAGAACTGTGGCGCTTGCCAATGATTTAAGAATGACTTAAATAGTTCTGCCTCAGATGTGCACTTGGTATATCGTACTGGTGTAATAAGAGCTTTGGATGTATCGTAATCACCATAACCCCAAACGTAATACACACCATCAATATTATTTTTAATAGTAATGGCCAATACTTCATTTTCTGCTTTACTAGGATGAGGAAACCCATCATCATAAGCAGTCTCAATGTCGATTGTTGTTACGTTAATGCGGTCACGATCAAACTTAATGTCACCAGGAAACTTCTCTGAGATGAACTGGTGGATTTGGTTAGGGTTACCATAAATGTTAAAGCCGGAAACATCCTTGTACTTCTCCATCCATTCCTTGCCTTCACGCATACTCTCAAGTTTGACTGGACCGATCACTGTACCATCAAGGCCGCGCCAACCTACGTCTTTCTGTGAGGGCACATAGTACGTGGGTTGAAATGGTTCTTTACGCTGGTAGCGACGGCCTTGGTCATCATATCCACGGAATAGGATATTGTTACCATAACGAAAAACTGACGTGTAAAAAGACATCTTACTCCTTATTTTCTACCATTATAACACAAAATACAAGAGCTGTATATCACGAAATAATACTAGTAGGAGGCAAAATTACTTTTGAAAACATTTCTTGATATTGTTGGCGCAATGGATCAATAGGATTAATTGCAAACATGATATGAGCATCTTTAAAAAAGATACCTTCACTGGTTACACCATAACCCATAAATGGAGCAAGACCGAGTTGATTAGCTTGTGTGGGAATAAGGATTGCAATATCCTTTAAAAGGCAACCATCAGCTTGTGTGGTAACCTCTGCAATGAGTTCTTCGCCTGAGGTTAGACGAACGATTTGAATATTTGACATTTTCACTCCATAATTTAATTGTACATTATATCACAAAACCGATACAATGTAAATAGGGCCCGAAGGCCCTTTGTACTTAATCTTTTTTAGAGACGAAGGAATAAAATTCCGTAGCTTTCTTCATCAGTTCCTCAGTTGAATACGGTTTCAAAGCTGACTGCATTTCTTCAGTAGTCTTCTTACCTTGATCAAACATTTGTTGAGTGAACATATAATTCATTTCCCAAGCACGGTCCATATAGTCTTTAGCCATAGAAAGCATCTCGGTGCGAATTTCAAAGGGGTTTTTATTGCTCATAATATTCTCCATTATTTAACTTTGGTAAAAGCAGTGGCTTTATCCCAAAAGAATTTGTTAACTGTAACAGTATTATCAACAAGCATTTTTGCAAATGCGGTTTGTGTATCAATAAACTTGACTGCTACTTCTTGTAACTCAGGTTGGTCTTTGAAGATTTGATCTGCAACAATTTTCTTTGTTGCTTGAAATTGATCGATGTAAAAGTTGGGTGTGAACATATTAGTTCTCCTATGTGTGTTGTGTTAAAGGAAAGGCGGAGCTTTTGTTTTATATGAGATGCTCCTCAACTCATATTATATATATATCACCAACGAGGGTAAGAAATACCTTCTTTGGAAACTTCTTTCATACGTCTTTCCAAGTCTGCCAAGTCAACAGAGCGGGCCAAATAGGCTTCCACTTGTTTTTGGCGGGCTTGAATAAGGCCTTCAAGCAAGTTGTTGAGACCTCTCTGAAAGAAACTGAGGATTATTTTGATATGTGTCATGTGTGATTTTCTCCACGGATTGATTAATAGGTATCGTGCGTGGACGCTTTTCTTCTGGGACGATTCTCTCTAAATTAATTACAAGCAATCCATCCCGTAGATCAGCTCCTTTTACTTCTACATGTTCAGACAGTCTAAAGGAACGTTTGAATGAACGACCAGAAATTCCACGGTGTAAGTAATCAGCTGATTGCTCATCTGATTTTTTACCTATAACATACAAAATACCATCCTGTTGTTTTAGCTCAAGGTCTTGTTCCTTGAAACCAACAACGGCTAGTTCAATTGCATATTTATTTTCGGAAATTCGGACGATGTTATGTGGCGGATAATTATCTTGAGCTGAAGCCGTAGTGATACGCTCCAATTCGTCAAAGATGTTATCAAAGCCAATAAACGCAGAACGCGGTAACTTAAAATGTGTCATAGTTATGACCTCCTAATAAAAGCAAGGTTGTAGTTATGGACCCGATTATTCGGCATCCAATTCTATTTATATCCTGCTTACTTTATACAGGGACAACTATCGAGTGCCAG